CTCACACTGATTATGCCAAACCGAATACGCACGCGAACTCCATCGTCGATAACTGCTCAGATACCAAACTTCCAGCAAGAATGGGTAGGTCATGGGACCTATACCGTTAATGCTGGTGAGGATGTTATCCTTTCGCAGTCATCTGAATACATGTCAGACGTCACCGGCAAAGGCCGGCGTTTCAAACCCGTGTTACACCTGAAACGGCATCTAACGAGAATATCTATAAACTCGTCGACGCTTGTTCAAGGAACTAATACTTTTATAAGTAGTGGTTCTAACATGTGGTGGCATGAATGGGGCATGCAGATGAACGATTTTATTGTTCATGAGAATGTCCCGGTACAGTTCGCTGTTGATGAGGACCAATGTATACGCAATGTTCTGAACAGCTTTTACTCTACCAACGAGGTTGATTCCTTGTTGAATGTTGTAGAAGCACCAGAACTACCTGCGTCTATTACCTCATTGGCTTCCAAACTGAGTCGCTATAAGAAAATGAATCTTACGCGAATAGACCAGAAATACCTTAGGACAGTATTTTCGAGTAGTTCTATGAGGAACTATACGTCGATACTGTCTGGTGGTTATCTGTTCTATAAGTTTGGTATTGCTCCGCTCATATCAGATATGCGCAAGATAGGCCATCATCTTGGTAAATTCTCCAAGGAGATGGCTCGTCATGTCGCAAATGCTGGCAAACCTGTGTCTGTCCATTTCAAAACGGGTGGTGTCTTTCTACCTTTAGGTAGTTTGGGCACTCCGTTACCGAATGGATATGGGCCGATTCCTCTTCAGTCTAAGCCTTGGCGCGTTACCTATGATGGTAACGCCTCCAGGACTGCGACTGTGCGCGGCTATCGCGAGAGTAAGGATACTTCTGACCTCTTCAAAAAGGTCGATTACCTTGCCTCTCGATTTGGCTCTACTGGGCCAGCTAGTTTCGTATGGGAGAGAATTCCATTCTCTTTTGTGCTTGACTGGTTTGTCGACTTGAGGGACGTCCTGAACCGACTCGATAATGCCCTTACGGGCAGTAGAAAGAAGGTTCTTGATATGTGCATCACTGACAAATACGAAGTTAATTACCAAGTTGTTAAACAACAACGTGATGTTAACGAAACGAATAGTCAGGATGAACACGTCATCGCTGAAGTGGCATTGTCAAAATACCACCGGAAACTCGCTGACCCTATTCCTATTAGGATAGGTGCCAGCGGTAGGTTCGGAAAAACTCAAGCTGGCATTCTTGCCGCGCTTGTGGCTCAAAAAGCCGCGAACCTTAAACGTTAGAACAAGTCAGTTAACAAGTAAAACATATGGATGCTAACTTAACCATCAGTGGCCTTGCCTTTAATCTGATTTATTCAGATCAAAGCGGGTCCTTGCGTCGGGAAACGTCTCGTGGGGCTACTTTGCCCACGGAGCTCTTGATTAAACATCAAGATTACGTCGATTCCAAAACGAAAGTTGCGGGTCGGCGGACTCTCGTCCGCTTGGACTACCACATGCTGATGACTGATGGGGTTATTCGCCCTGTTAGTTATTATGCCGTACTGGCCCGTCCAAACGACGTGTTGGTTACATCGACGATCACGAATGCGATCGAAGCGATGCTCACCAACCTCATGCATAGCTCAACCAACACCAGCGGACTGGATCTCAAGGATGAGATTTTGGCCAATGGTGAACAGTAAGCTATTATCGTAACCAATATTGGGTACGCTCTCACGAGCTAGCCTAATGTAACATAGTATATACAATGAAAACACTAAAACTAACTCGCGAAGAAATCGTCAATGCCGCAATTCGTTCAATTCCCGATTCTTCGGGACTTCTCATCCTCATAGCTAGCCAAGGTTATTGGCTTGTTTCTGTGGATAAGTTCAGTAAGGAATCTATTCCTAACTGGAACGTGTTGCTTAGCACTGGCGAACTGAGACTCGTCGTTCCATTCCTTGGTAGCTACCTTCCTGTTAAGGAGGTTAGTAGGGTGACAGACTCACTTAGTGAGCTGCTTATCCTAACCATCGATGGTCTCGAAGGAGAAACGGTACGTGTGATTCCTATCGAAAGAGAGGTACCACATGAATAGTACAATAGCAGGCAGGTTAGGTTATACTGCCCATTCATATGTTATTAACGCATATAGAAACCTGCTAGCAGACATTGTAGATTTATCAGGTGTGCCACTTGGCGCTCCCGATACGATCGATGATGAGTGGGTCCTTAACAAAGGTCCTAAGCTTGATAAAGAGTTGCTTCTCTTCCTTGAGGGCACTGGCCTCCAGCCAGTATTCCCTGAGTGGCTTACGCCACTTAGTGAAAAGTTCTGGTCCACAATGGACGGAACTTACCTTAAGTACCTGAGGCAGCTCCTCTTGTTCTGCTATAAGATCGAACTCGAATCAACTGATGAACAAATCAAAGAAGCGCAAGCTTCCTTCGAAAATACTGACCTGGATCTGGCAGTGTGGGATACCTATTTTGATAGGCTTCCTAACAAAGTCATGTTCCAAGTCGCGCGACAAATTGTCGGATCGGTAATATACCGAATCGACTGGTCTTCTATCATCCCTTCTCATGGCCCAGGAGCGGTTTATCCGCCCCGGAATCCCTCTGAGAAAGGTGATTTTAGGACTATCTATCCTACTATTGACGAGCACTATCCATTCTACGAATACTTCAGAGGCATCCCCATGATGTGGGATGTTACTGAGGCTCGTAGCTCTAGAATACTCGTCGGCGGCCCTATAGAGGCCCGTCTTGTATCTGTCCCGAAAGACTCGAGGGGTCCACGCTTAATTTGCGTGCATCCTGCTGAGGCAATCTGGATTCAACAAGGTTGTAGGAGACTCCTAGAGCGAGCTATCTTAGATTCACATGAGACTCGTGGGAAGATTAATTTCCACGATCAAAGTGTGAACGGTCGGATGGCTCTTGAGTCCTCCATATCAAGGGAGTTTGTTACCCTTGACTTGAAGGAAGCTAGCGATTGCATTAGCAAATCGTTGGTCCTCTACCTTTTCGGTAGATATGCCTACGATAAGCTATCCTGCAGCCGCGCCTCTAGGGTTAGATTGCTAGATAATCGCGTCATCGAGCTGAACAAATGGGCTCCTATGGGAAACGCATTAACGTTCCCTGTTCAGAGCCTGATGTTCTTCGCTCTTGTTCGAGCTGGCATCTACACTCATTACGGTATCAACTGTCGTGATGTATATGTCTTCGGTGATGATATTCTGTACCCTATGGAGTTTCATGAAGGAGTCCTGAAGTCTCTTGTCCAGTCCGGCCTTAAGCCGAATCCTGGAAAGACCTTTAGGATGGGATTCTTTCGAGAATCCTGTGGCGTTGATGCTTACAAAGGCATTAACGTCACCCCAGTGCGACTAAAGCGTACAGATGTTCACACCGTTTCCGGTGCGACCTCATTAAGCAAGTTAGCATTATTGCTAGCTACGAATGGGTATCGCAAGACCTCTGAAGCTACGTATCGGTACTTAGCCACGAAGTGGAGGAATTTACCATTGGTAAATAACCCCAACGCTTCTGGTGTGTTTCGGTACGAGGCCTGTGACCTACGAACTCTCCTCCTGTATGAGAAAAACCTGCGTTATAACAGGTATCTCCACAGATGGGAAGTCCCGGTCACCCTGAGCTCAGCAGTCCTTTCGGACACGGCTGAGGGTACCTGGTGGTACCTGCAGGAGTCCTTGCTTAGGCTGTTAAAACAGTCAACGCAAGGTGACAGAGGTTTGGAATACACGGTTCCCTTCCGTGAACGATCAACTAAGGGATGGGTTGAAGTCCTTCAGTAGGACTTCAACGATCTGCCACCGCGAGGTGGTAGTTCCCTAATTGGGTCATTCTTCTCTTCGTGAGAAGTCTTCCCTTCCTACTACAGCCGCAGGCGCTGCTAGTAGGTCC